AAAGCACTCAGTCCTGCAGAGAAAGCAGCTACTAATAAAGCTAAGGCAGAGGGCAACAAAGCTGGTAAGCAGTTTGTTAAACAACCCAAGAAGATTGCTAAAAAGACTGCGGGATATAGATAATGAAAAAAGATTCTAGACTTGAACGTGCTGGCGTATCTGGTTATAACAAGCCTAAGCGTACTCCTAACCATCCAACTAAGTCACATGTTGTAGTGGCTAAGTCTGGAGATCAAGTCAAGACTATCAGGTTTGGGCAACAGGGTGTGTCAGGTTCTCCTAAAAAGTCTGGAGAGTCTGAGTCTTACAAAAATCGTAGAGAATCATTTAAAGCTCGTCATGCTAAGAACATTGCTAAAGGTAAAATGTCTGCAGCATGGTGGGCCTCAAAGGTGAAATGGTAATGAACTATCTAGAACTAGTTAATGATGTCTTGATTCGCCTTCGTGAGAACGAGGTCACTGCTGTTACTGACACTCCTTACTCTAAGCTTATCTCTAAGTTTGTTAATGATGCTAAGAGACAAGTAGAAGACTCTTATGATTGGAATGCCTTAACAGAAACAATGACTGCCACTACTGGTGACAACTTATTTAATTATGTTTTAACTGGCTCTGGAGTTAGGTTTCGTGTTATTGATGTTATTAATCAAGAGAGTAACTGGAAACTAGACTTTGCTTCTACTGAAAAGATGAATGATTGGTTTCTTAACTATCCTTCAGTAGAAAAAGGACCTCCCAGATATTATAACTTTAACGGCGTAGACTCTAACGGAGACACGCAGGTTGATCTGTGGCCTGTTCCTGATGCTGTATACAATATTTACTTTAACGTTATTAAACCACAAGCAGCTTTGTCTGCTAACAGTGACATACTAAAAGTTCCTTCTGAGCCTGTTATTTTCTTAGCTGTAGCCAAAGCTTTAATTGAACGTGGTGAAGATTCTGGTATGTCTAGTGCTGAAGCTTATCAGTTGTATCAACAGTCTCTTGCTGACCATGTTGCTATGGAAGCTAATAGATACCCAACAGAACTTATCTGGAAACTTGTCTAATGGCTAAAGGACTAGCTACTGCTACGATTGCTGCGCCTGGATTCCTTGGGCTAAACACCCAAGAGTCTAGCATTCAGTTGTCTAGTGGTTTTGCTTTAACTGCACAGAACTGTGTTATTGACAGGTACGGTCGTATTGGTGCAAGACGTGGATGGGAAGCAATCAATGCAGTTAATACAGATCTTGGGTCGAATAACATCGAGTTTCTGTTTGAGATGGTTGATCCTACTGACGGTAATAAGCTTATCTCTGGCGGCAACAATAGATTATTTGTCGGTACTACTACGCTAGTTACTAAGACAGTACGCAACACAGATAACTCTGGCGATGTCTCTTATACTATCTCTGGTAATGACTGGCAAGCAGCTTCTCTACCGTATGGTGACGGTGCTGATGCAGTACCTCATGCGTATATTGTACAGACTGGACATGAAGCACTGGTCTACCACGAGCTACCTGTTAGTGGTGGCGGTGGTCATGATCACGATAGTGGCACTTATGGCTTTCAGCGTCTTGGTGATGTAGGTTCTTTACCTCCTGGGTATAGCACTACAGACTTTAAACCTAATACTGTGCTGGCTGCTTATGGTCGTATCTGGATGGCAGACATTGTAGGTGACAGACAAACAGTTTACTTTAGTCAGTTGCTTAATGGTTCAGAGTTTGATGGTGGAGACTCTGGATCTTTGTCACTGAATGCAGTGTTTCCAAACAATGATCAGATTGTGGGACTAGCTGCACATAACGGATTCTTGATTGTATTTGGTCGTAACAACATTGCAGTTTATGCCAATCCTATTGATGTTACTCAGCTAACCCTTGCAGACTTTATCTCTAATGTAGGCTGCGTTGCTAGGGACTCTATTGTTAATACTGGTACAGATATTATATTCTTGTCTGACTCTGGTGTTCGTAGTTTGCAGCGCGTGGTACAAGAAAAGTCTTTGCCATTTCGTGATCTGTCTAAAAATGTACGAGATGAAATAGTAACTAATGTATCGTCTGAAACAACAAATAAAATTCGTGCAGTTTACTACGACAGAGATGCTTTCTATTTACTAGCACTGCCAGCTACACGTTATGTCTATTGTTTTGATATGCGTGGTGCTCTACAAGATGGTGCAGCACGAGTAACTATCTGGACCGGTATTGAGCCTCATGCTTTCTTTGTCAATACTAATAAAGAGATGTTGATTGGTAAGGCTGGTTATGTAGGTAAGTATTATGGTCACGATGATAATGGATCTGCTTATCGTCTAAGATACTTTACTAACTACTTTGACTTTGATCAACCCACCAATATTAAAGTATTAAAGAAGGCAGGCTTTGTTGTTATTGGCGGTTCTAATCAGGCAATTGCTGTTAAGTATGGGTTTGAATACACTGATAACTATAAGTCTGTAACTAAATTATTAGATTCTGCTGTTGTATATGAGTATGGCATTGGTGAGTACGGTATTGCTGAATACTCCGGCGGTATTGTTCTTGATCGGTTTACTGCTAACCTTGGAGGTGCTGGGGTTGTAATGCAGATTGGATTAGAAGCAGATATTAACGGTAATCCTTTGTCTATTCAGAAGATTGACATTGGTGTTAAAGGCGGCAAAGTAATTATTTAAGGATAAGTCATGTCAAACTATACAAAAGCTACTAACTTTACTGCTAAAGATACTCTGCCTAGTGGTGATAGTAATAAGATTGTTAAGGGCACAGAGATTGATACTGAGCTTACTGCCGTAGCTGCTGCTATTTCATCTAAAGCAGACATTAATAGTCCAACATTTACAGGCACTCCTTCAGCACCTACTGCAGCTGCTGGCACCAATACAACTCAGCTTGCTACGACTGCTTTTGCTACTGCTGCGGCTACTGCTGCTTTTCCTAGTGGCGGTATTATCATGTGGTCTGGCAGTGTTGCAAACATTCCTAGTGGGTGGCATCTGTGTAACGGCTCCAACGGTACTCCAAATCTTCTAGACAGGTTTGTAATAGGTGCTGGTTCTACTTATGGAGTAGGGGCTACTGGTGGCTCTAAAGATGCTGTTGTAGTGGCGCACAGTCATACGGCTACCTCTACATCTTCTGTTTCTGATCCAGGCCACGCTCATGCTTATACGAGATATGCAAACCAGTTAGTTCAATCTGGTAGTGCAACTCCTTGTTGGAATGGTGAAAGTTCTCAAAGTACTTCAGTGGCAACAACTGGAATTAGTGTTTCTACTAGTACCACTGTTAACTCTGCTGGTTCTTCTGGTACTAATGCTAACCTGCCTCCGTACTATGCACTTTGCTTTATTATGAAGGCATAAATGAAAGTACCAGTAATTGTTAGGCCAGAATACACAATGTATCTGGAAAGCTGGGAAGGATTAAGTTGGTTTCATACTGATGTACATAGCTGGACACCTAATGTGTATCGTGAGTATGTCTATTATCTAGATTTATTGCAATGGCTTCTTGACGATCATCTCTATGCTATTGTAGACAATGATCCTAAACTAGCTAAGTTTGGAAGTAAGATAGGGTTTGAGTTCTTAGAGACCAAGCCTGCTAAGGATGGCAGAGATGTCGATATCTATTTCAGGAGTAAATAATGGGTAACATTGTAAGCAGTATCTTAGAACCATTTACTGGAGCAAAAGCTACAAGACGTGCTGCAGATACCGCTGCTCAACAGCAGGCAGAGGCTGCTCGTCTAGCTGCATATGCGTCTGCTTTCAGACCAGTAGGGATGACATCTAGGTTTGGTACGTCACAGTTTACCACTGAGACTGACCCTGTTACTGGCCTACCTGTTGTTACTGGTGCAGGCTACACAGTAGACCCAGCACTCAAGGCTATCCAAGACAGGCTGATGGGTCTAACAGGCGGGGCAGTAGAGACTGCTGAGCAGGCACAGATGGCAGCACAGCCACTAGGAACGGCTGCAGGAGGATTGTTCAGTCTGGGTGAGCAATACCTAGCCCAGTCTCCTGAGGCCCTCAGACAGCGTTATATTAACCAGCAACAGGCACTATTAGATCCCATCCGTCAACAAGAAGAACAACGTCTAGCTGCTGGTGTTTTTGGACGTGGTCGTGCTGGTCTAAACATCTCTGGTCAAGGACAGCCTGAACTCTACAGCCTAGCACAGGCACGTAGACAACAGGATCTACAGCTTGCAGCAGATGCTGAGGCAGCAGCACAGCAACAGCTTGGCTTTGGTTCTAGCTTGTTTGGTACTGGTGCTAGCCTACTTGGTCAGCAGTATGGTATTCCTGGTCAGGCTCTGTCTCCGCT